CACCAGCTTAAAGATATGCCTTCTAGACCAATTTCTTGCTTTTGGAATTAGTGTTGCATTTGATTTGACAATTCAGGGCTTTTTTAAATTCTATATATTCTTCAATTTCTTTCTTTTGTTCGTCAGTCAGGTCGTCGTCCATATGGGCTGCAACGAGTAGATTATCATCAACTTGTCTGCCGAGTAGATAATCAGTGGTTACGTCGAATAAATCGGCAAGTTTTACCAAATCTTCGTTGTTAATATTTCTTTTATTAGATTCCCACATGCCAACGGTACTTTGACTAACGGACATTGTTTCTGCCAGTTGTTGCTGGCTCATACTTCGACGACCGCGAAGATAAGCTATTCGTGATCCAGTAGTTTCCATAATAAACAACTCCTTATTGGTAATTGTACTATTACTTTCCGTGTTAGTTAATTATTTTAAGTAATTATCACTAAAAGTGTTGACTATTACTTGTAGTGATGATATTATTATTACGTTGAGTGATAGGAGATGAGTTAATGAAACGCAAAAATTTAATTGATGAAAGAATCAAATCTAAAAAAACACAGCTTGATTTATCTGATGAAATTGGTATTTCAATCTCTATGTATGCACAGATTGAGCAAGGACGCCGTAACCCATCTGATGAAGTTAAAGAACGTATTGCTAATGCGCTAGGGGTTAATGTCGGTTATCTTTTTTTTGGAGAACCAATCACTATAAGTGATAATTTTAAGGAGGTGAGCAAATGACGGATAAGATCCAAATAAAGAAAGGGCATGTCTTCATAAATGAAACTGAAATCAACCAAGTAGAAGAAATCAAGATTTGTTTTATGCCGAATGCCCATTCAGAAGTAGCTATTAAATTTTTAGCTGATACCGTTACTGTTGACCAAGAAGTTTGTTGAGAAATGCAATGGTTACACCACTGGCCGTAGCCTTTAAAACTTCTAAAGAAAAACTTCCGGTTTTCGCGGCAATTGATTTTGTCTTTTTCCAATTTTCTTCGGAGCGGATATTTGCCAAAAATTCATGTCCTTCTGGTGTAAGGTCCTTAATAACAAAACTCCTTGACATATAGAAAGTAAGACCTGAAATCAGTCCAGAATTTGACGTCTCACGGATATGGTACAGCAACGTTTCCATATCATATTTCTCAAGAAGCCCATCATCCGCAAATGCTTGTGGCTTAACTTCTTGGCTAAATGTAGCGTGCTTTTCAACAGTTAAAAGCACATCTCGAATACAATCTGGGTCAAGTTTCAATATAATCACCTCCTTATGAGGTAATTATATCGTTTATCAAGTTATCAAAGAACACTTTTTAAGGAGGTGAACTAAATGGATGATAAAGAGCTTGTACGACATCAGAGAATTGAGCTGACAATCCAAACTATCAAGGAACTATCTGAGAATCTTTTATATCTTTCTAATCTTTTAGCTGATGATCTTGCTTTAGACGATCAGTTGCTTCACGAAAATTTAAATCAGAAAGAATAAATGTGCAGATCGTACTAATATAGCTCTTCATATCAGCAATATCCCAATCGTGTTTCTTATAGTAGTGTGTTTCATCATTACCAATTTTGATGGATACCTGCCCCAATATTTTTATGCTTTGGGTATCTAATTTAGCCAAGGCGTTCTGAAGGCTCATCTTTTGAATTTTGACTTCTTCAGTCGGATACAAATAAATAGCATAGTCCTTTACTAAAAACTCAAGAGCTTTCCGATAGCCCATTCCAGTTAGCTCATTTAATCCATTTTTCTCTGCCTTTAGGGATTGGTTGTAGATTGAAATAAATCTTGGAGAAATATTTTGAATTTGAGAAGGGAACATTTCATTGGAAATTTTTACTGACTGTTTTTTTAACGGTGCGTAAGAACGAAACTTTTTTATTAATGGGTTTTCGGGAAGTATTGAAAATAAGTCAGTAATGATAGATTCACAAAACGGACATTTCAATAATAAAAAGTATTTGCCATGTTCGCTAAATCTTCCAAGAGAATCGGAAGTATATCCTTCAGCAAGTACTTCACTATTTTGTGGAAGGATGGCATTACAAAACTGGCACTTACTTGGAATATTTAGATGAATATTTTGATCGAAAATAGTTATCTTCTTTTTAATTGGATTCATATTCATCAACTCCTTACGCTAATTATCGCATAGGAAGCTGACTTTAAGGAGGTGATTCCATGACACGTCAAGAAATGATTCAAGTATTGAAGTTAGCTCGTCCAGAGCTACCAACATCATACTGGTTCGGTTTTAGCAACGATGAGCTGGCAAAGCATGTTGAGTTAATGCAAATTTGGGAAAAGCAACATAGCGATGAAGCTATTTTTGCTTAATTAAATTGTACCGCCTAATCGTATGTATTAGGGTTCAACCTTTACACAATGGGAGTTGGAATAATGGAACAAATTGATATTAGAAAAGAAATGGCAGCAGCTATTGGCCGTTCAAATCGCCAGCACAAAGATATTGCTATTTCACTAGGAACAACTGGTCAAAATTTATCTAACATTCTGAATGATAAAAAAAGAGCTGTTCCAACAAAATGGTTAATCGATTTAGCCAGAGAGTTAGATGATACAGACTTCAAAATGATCGTTGCTGATGAGATTTTAAATCTTGGCTTATATACTCCGGCAAAAAGCATTAATTTCCCACTTGCTAGAAAAACAATGCTTGATAAGGAACAGTCAGAACGTGAGAGCTTAGATTCTGCAATCGCAATGATATTTAGTAAGCCAGTTAATGATTGGCTTGAAGATGATATGTCACTGGTTGAAAGGCATCAAAAAGAATTGCGTGAGGAAATCGCTTCTGAGATTAATTACCTGGAATCGATTGATCAATATATCAAGCAAAAACTAGATTATTTAAATTAATTAAGGAGTTGGACTAAATGCAAGCGTCAGTTGAGCTTGACGGTAACTTAACAGCAGAAATTGTTAAAGCAGTTGTTGAAGAGTTAACGCCGGTAATAATCGAAAAGGTTAAATCTGAATACACTATTGAAAAGCCAATGAATAAAAAGGAAATCGCAACTAATGTTCTTGGGTGTTCTGATAACAGGCAAGTTGATGAGTACATCGAACAAGGAATGCCATTTTTCCTAGTTGGCACTCAAAAACGTTTCATTCCTAGTGAAGTTCGTAAATGGCAAATCAAAAATCAAAGGAGTTATTGAGATGAAACAAGTACGAGATTATTTAGCGTTAGGAAACGACTTTTGGGGCAACTTTATTGCAGCTGAAATTATCATAATTCCAACGCTAGTTGTCATCAGTTTAATTGTTACTTCAAACATTTTCTAGGTGGCGATCATATGAAAAAAGAGCATAAAAAAAGACCACTCACGGCAATGAGTGATCTAAAGGCATTACAAAATAAATTATACGTTAATTCTAACACGAAATGGAGTTGTTGGAAATGGTAATGAGTGATTTTGATTTAAGACGTGATAATGATTGTGCTAATAATGCTTTTGATGACAGAAAGCCAGTTGCTTATGACTGGGAAGATAAAGGCCTGTACAACGGCGATGAAGTTATTCGGTTTTATGTGAGTGGCGAAGAGATTCTTGTTCTTGATGATCGTCGCGAGATTACAAATTTCATTAATGAGTTCTTTAATCCAGAGCCAGAAACGATAGGAGAGTAATCAATATGTTAAACGCACTTCAAAAAGACGAGTTAGACGAAGCAAAAGAATTTGCTCAAGAAAAGAAGCCGTTCCAAGTAACAGACAGTTCGAGTGCTGACTGGGTACTCGGTAAACTAGCAGCGCTTAAGGCTGAAGATAAAGAGAACGATAAGACACTTAAAGATAATATTGCACAGGCTAAAGCGTGGCGTGATCGTAAGTCCAAAGAAACACAAGATTCAAGAGACTACTTTGAATCATTACTAACGTCATATTTTCAAGCTAAGCAACAAGATGACCCTAAATTCAAGATTGATACACCAAACGGAGTTGTTAAGGCTAAGAAAGTACCAGCTAAATGGATTTATGATGACAAACTATTAATTAAATCACTGAAAGAAGCAGACGCCACTAAATATATTCGCATTAAAGAAGAACCTGATAAAAAGCCACTTAAAACCGAATTATCAGTAACAGCTTTAGGCGATGTGATTACTGAAGACGGCGTAAAGCTGGATGGCGTTCATGTTGATCCAGCTTCTTACAAGATTGAAATTAAGCCACTTGAAATGGAGGAAAAATAATGACTAAAGAGGTTACAGCGGTTGAGAGCAGATCAGTTAATAACTCTGGCTTGGCACTAATTGAAAATGAAACAACTCAACAAATGGCTACACAATTACAAGCAATTTCAAATTTTCAAACGATGGTGCAAAAGAACTTAACACCAAAACAAGACTATGGCGTTATCCCTGGTACTGGTAAGCCAACGTTATTAAAGCCTGGTGCTGAAAAGATTCAAATGTTAATGGGCGTAACTAGCGAATACAACGTGGTTGATAAGGTTGAAGACTATGACAAAGGATTTTTCGCTTACACAATCAAATGCGTGTTGAAAAAGAATGATCAGAAGATTACTGAGGGACTTGGATCAGCTAACACAAAAGAGAAGAAATATGTTAAGCAAGACCCTTATTCAATGATTAACACCGTTTTAAAAATGGCTAAAAAGCGTGCTCAAGTTGATGCAACACTGACCATTGCTAGCTTATCTAATGTATTTACTCAAGACATTGAAGACATGGATAATATTGCCCAACAAGAAAAAATCGCAAGCGTTGATTCAAATAATGCTGGTGATTTGGTTGTTAGTTTTGGTAAGTATCGTAATCAAACTATTAATCAGATTTATTTTGATCATCCTGACTATGTCGAGTGGCTTGCAAGCTCAAGCAATAGAGCTGATGTTAAGAAAGCAGCTCAAATTGTTGTTCAACAGGGTGGCAATAAACGTGTTCCTAGCGCTTCTAAACCTAAACCAGCAACTACACAGCAGAAACCGAAAGTGGCCGTGTCATCCTCTTCAAATAGGACACAAGCACAAGCTGATTTAAGTAAGTCAGCTGCGTATGATCGAAGCCTAGAAAATCAAATGCCACCTGATTACGGACAGAATGTTGACATTTCAGATGACGACTTACCATTCTAATTATTAACTAGTTCGTTTGCGGTGGGTGGGTAGGTATAGCAACACAATCAGTAGAAATAAAATAATCGTATGAGGAGGTGAACGCCTTGGACTTATTCAAACAGTTACGCGCATTCTATGATCAATTAGACCTAAATCCGCTAAGTTCTTCAGAGATTGCCCTATGGCACGCATTGACGTTCTATAACAACAAGCTGCAAGCAAGCGAATTTACGATAGCTGCATCGGTGTTATGCGCGAAGTCTGGTTTGAAAGAGAGAAACTTCTTCAAGGCACGAAACGCCTTAACTCAAAGTGGGTTGATTACGTGGAAATCAAGAAATGGTAATCAATCGGCTGTCTATCATATGAGAGCCTTGTATGAACCTTTGCCTGCATATAGTGCAGACAGTAGTACAGACAGTCGTTCATACAGTAGTGCAGACAGTAGTACAGACAGTCGTTCACCATTAACTACTATAACTAAAACTAAAACTGTAACTAAAAAGAGTAAGTCACCAAAACGCAAAAAGCGCGTTTATGCCGACGACTCCGTTGAGCTAACTTTAGCTGATAAATTATTTAAGCGAATCAAAGAGAACAACCCAGAGACACGTGAACCTAATTTACAAAACTGGGCTGATGACATTCGCTTGATGATTGAGAGAGACAATCGCAAAGCTAACAAAATTGAGAACATGATTGATCGTTGCCAAGAAGACAGCTTCTGGAGTGGTGTTATTTTGTCTGCTAAGAAGCTACGTGAGAAGTACGATACCATGGCTGCTCAATTCAACAGACCGGCTAAACAAGCTAAGACACAAAAGAGTGTTGGTGTAATGCCCAAATGGCTAAAGGATCAACAGGCAGGGCAGCACTTAAAGCCAGCAGAATTAAGCGATGAGCAGAAAGCACAGAACAAACGAGTTGCTGAAAAATTAGCTGCTTTGAAAAAATCTACGGCAGAAATATAAGGAGACGATTTTGAGTGACAAGTGATCAAAAAATACTAAAAGAATATCTTGAGGCAAGAATGATGATCTTTAACAATGATATGCAGCGGATTCTGTCCAGTATGGGCAGAAGTATCAATGTTCCAACTAACGTCAAAATTGCCATGGGTAAGCTAAGCGTAAAGCAAAAGAACCAAGTCATTTGTGAGTTGCTGTTGCGGTTTTAGGAGGTCAAATCATGAAATATTGGCAGATATTCTATCTTGACAGCAATTCTAAATTAGCTTCGTTGCCAGAAGAGTTTTACGACCAACATTTGGCAATCAAGCTATGCAGACGCCTGAACAAAGTTTCTAGCTATGATCAATACAAAGTAATCGAGGTAGAACGATGAACAGTCAGAAGATATTATAAGATAACGTGCTTAGCCTATACGCTCATACAAAACTTAGCTTGTCGGAATTAGCTGATCGTTGTGGGATAGGTGCTTCAACGCTAGTTGGCATAATGAACGGCAATCATAGCACCATGCTAGAAACACTCGACAGAATGGCAGACAAGCTGAATGTCACTACAAACGATCTGATAACAGCAGACTACGCAAATAATAATTGGCAGGAAATGATGAAATGAACGGTAATCAACGTGTGTTTAGAGAATATTTGAAAGATTCGATGGCACGACATAGCCATGACATGGTTCGCTCACTACAAGCCATTGGTCGATATGCACCGCCAGAAGTTTCAATTCCATTTAGCCGATTGACCACATCAGAGAAGAATCAAGTTATTTACGAGGTGCTAAAAGATGAGTGCGAAAAGTGAATTAATCCTTGAAGCTGTCCGTTCGATTGAATCCGACTATGGAACACTCGAAGAGGCACCATATGACGACCCAAGATTTAACATTCCAAGAGAGATTTATAAAGATGATAAATTGCCAACGGGTCGCAAGCCAACACTCAGCTCAGAGTTGATTAAAAACCTCTGGGCACAAGGATTTACTGATGATGAGATTATCGGCTATATCGAAGAAAATCAAGACGTTAACGTGTCATTATCAACCATTCGAAAGGCACGTCAGAAATTTGGTAATCCCAATAAATTGGTTTGGGTGCTAACACGTGGCTTACAGAGAACGATTATCCCAACAAACAATGAACTTGCAGATTTTTTAAGGTTTAAAACGCACGGTGTAAACAAAGAACAATTAATTGAACGAGCCAAACAAGATGGCTGGATTGTCACAATGATTGTATCTCATGACTATTGATTATGTAGCAGCAATAATCAGCATTATCGTACTGATTACAACGTTATTTTTCAGCGACTGGTTGCCCCTTGTTGCGCTGATCATAACGTTAGTGATTGTGTTTATTATTATTTGGAAATTGTTGGAGGAATAGACGATGAAAGACTATAAAGTAGGCGACACGATTTATGTAAAATGTACTATTGTACAAATTGATGAAAATGACCATGAAAAACCATGTGGTATCAAATTTGTTGATGGGGCTTATGGTACCCAAGCATGGCCCAACCGTTCAGCTATCATTGACGAATTACCAACAGCAGAACCAGTTAAACCAGTGTTGCCTAAAGATGTTGCTGATGAAATACAACAAGCTAAAGACATGCGTTTGAATTTTTACATGTATATTATTAAGTTTGCTAAGGATTCTGCAACATGTGATTTTGCTCTTTACAACTGTCTTGCTGATGTTTCTGATGAACAATTTAAGATTTTATCTGACGCATGGTATAACGGCTACACGGTTGAAAAAGAATCGCGTTACATGGTGTATGTACCCGGAACAAATAAGGACTTTGTCTATTGCAAGCGTGGCAAGTGGTCAAAAAAAGGCGCTAATCCAGAAACACCTGTTACACCGCAGTCAATTGCAACGTGGCGTGCTTGCAAAGATAAAGATGAAAGCTTGTTTGAATTCACTGATGCAGAAATTACTAAGTTTGGTTTGCAAGACTGCGAGAAAGAAGAGGTGACTGATGATGAACTATGAGACGAAGCGGGACGTGTTTGAGAAGGCACTAAGAGAATGGAACGATTTGGTTCACAGTTGTGGACTTCAAGGAGAAGAAGCGCACGGTGGATGCGAGTTTGACCCAATCTTAATTAAATATAATAAGGACTATGATGCCGCCTTGCCAGATGATATGCCGGTGATTTCAGTTCACGTTGCAACCTATATTGAGTGGTGTAAGAAGCATAATGCAGAACTTCGAGAAGCTTTATATTTCAGCACTGATGGCTTTGACTATGTTGAGCAAGATGAAATTAGAATCGGTGACTGGATCGCATATCATCAAGAAGCCTTTGCTCGCGCATGGTTAGACGGTTATGAGGTGGAGAAATGAGTGAATGCCAATATTGTCATTTTGAAGATAAATATACGTATAGCGCAAAAAAGATGTTATATAAGGAACGTGCTTTGGACAATACGATTCGTTATTTAGGTTGCGATATCATGCGTCAAGATGACGGTATTGAATTGACTATTAACGTTAATACGCAAGATGTAGTGTACCAACGGGGCGTACTTATTAATTATTGTCCAATGTGTGGAAGGAAGTTAGGAAACAAATGAAAAAGAAAATATGGTTAATCGTGACAGGGCTGGCGTTAATGCTTAGCCTGTCCGGTTGTGCTTCGTGGAATCGATTCACCAAAAATTTTAGCAGTGACGTTAATAACGGCTTGCCTAGACGCATTCGAGTTTACAACGTTGATGGGAAAGTGATATTTGACCAAAAAGGTAAATTTGACATTGACTATAAAGATCATGACGTCCAATATATCGATCAAAAAAATCGTAAGCACAACATTTACATTGGTTCCGGCACTGTAATTGTTGATGAGTTGAAGTAGGCGACTGAATGAGGTTATTACAATCAGGAATTGTGTTCTTTGCAGTATGGGCGTTTCAAGCTTGGCTTTATAAGATTGGTGGCGGTCATATTGAAGAGTTTGACGAGTATCTTATGTATATCATTTCAGCAGTTTTCGCATTAACTAGCTATGCAATGGGGTTGTTAAAAGATATAGATGATTAAGTTAGTTATCATGGGGGAGCCTGTGCCCCAAGGTCGCCCTAGGTTTAAAAGAATAGGCAAATTTGTTCAAACGTATGACCCACCTAAATCAAAAGCTTATAAAGCGTTAGTCAAACGTCAGGCACTTGAACAGTGGCACAGAGAGCCCCTACAAGGCGCTTTGGCTTGCAAGGTGAAAGTGTACCGGTCAATTCAAAAGAGTGGCAGTAAGCGAGAAAAGGTGCTAAAAGAAGCAGGTAAAATCAGACCAACTAAAAAGCCTGACGTTGATAACTACTTCAAAGGCGTTACTGATCCACTGACCGGTATTGTGTGGGAAGATGACGCGTTGATCGTTGAATCGACAATAAGCAAGTACTATTCGGATAATCCACGTGTTGAAGTTGAAATCGAGGAATTAGAGCAATAAAAAAGGCCACCCGCAGGCAGCCCTAAATAATTAATCGACAACTAATTATAGCATAAGGGGCGCGGTTTAGTGGGCTTATTACCAGAAGTTGATGAAGATAAAAGCATTGAAAATGCAAAAGAAATACTTTCAAATTATCGCCGTTTGTCAAGAATGGCTGGCCAAAAATTAACAGACATCCAATCGCCAACGTTTGATGGTATGCCAAAAGCGTCTAGCTATGAGAACCGCATCGAAACAAAAATAGTTAATCATATAGATGCAGAAGCAATCATCAATAATTGCCAACAGGCAATGTCTGTTATGAACAAAACAAGTTATTGGGTACTTTATTATACGTATTTTTGTGAACCAGCATTAACGCATTATCAGATTGCTGCTAAAGTTGGTTATGCAGCAGGATCGATTGATAAACTTAAGCTAAGGGGGTTGTTGGAGTTTGCTGAAGCTTATCCGGGCGAAAAATTGTTAGTTTTCAAAGATTAAAAGCAAAACAACGATTCGTAGCAATTATACGGAGTTTAGAAGCAACGAGAAGTACCAAGTGTGCTATATTGATATTATCGATAAGAACAAGGAGAGCAATAAGGCGGAAAACTTACTGCTCACAAAATAAACTATATTCTTTGTTGTCGGCCAACAAGTAATATAAGTTTCACGTCGTATGGCTGGTGCTAACAAGCGGTTCGATTCCGCTTCATGCGGTTCTCTAATCAAGAGAAAACAAAAAATAAAAATGAAAGATCTTATTTCTTCGTTGTGCGACTTGGTAGTTGATCAGCTGTTCGATTCAGTTGCGCACAGTTCCTTCCTGAAGGAGGATATTTTTACCTACAAGCAGTATTATCCAAGCAATATCAAAAGTTCGGGTAAGTCGTACAAATTCCTTCCAAACAATAATTAATTAAAGCCAATCGCCGACTTTTGATATTGCAATACATAATATATTGTTCGGCATCTTCTTACGTGTTGGCAAGCACGTTTCGTCTTAGCTGAGGCGATAGTGTGAAAAGAAGATAAAGCCTCAGTGCTAATTGAATCCAAGAAGGACTGAGTATGGCAGGAGCTGGGAACCTCAAACTGCATTGCTGGTTATTGCTTCGTGTTTGGACGGTCACTTGAGTGGCGCTGGTTCGAGACCAACAAGCAATATACTTAGTTTATGACACCTTAACCGGTGTCTTTTTTTATGCTTAAAAATTGGAGGTGTGGTGATCTATGTGAGCCATAAATTAACATCAAAGCAGCAAAAGTTTGCTGACGAATATATTGAAAGCGGAAATGCTTTTCAGTCAGCAATTAACGCTGGTTATTCAAAGAATTATTCCAAGGCGCAATCTTCTAAATTGTTGGAAAATGTTGGAATTAAATCTTATATCGATGAGCGAATGCAGGAACTTGAATCACAAAAGATTATGGGTGCTAAAGAAGCGATTGAGTTACTAACCAGCATTGCTCGTGGTGAAATAAAGGAAACGGTGGTTGTCAGTACGCCAATTGGGGCTGAAGAAGTCCAAAAAGAAGCTGACTTCAAAACAAGAATTTCTGCTATTCGTGAAATACTTAAACGCTATCCTGATTCTGATAAATTGACTGAAGCTCAAGTTCGTAAAGCTAGTGCAGAAGCAGAGATCGTTGAATACAAAGCAGAAGTGCTTAGAGGTGGTAACAGTACAGATATTAATATCACGATAGGCGGTGATGCTGATGGCGATTAATCTTAATATTCCTAACCCTAAAAAGGTATTCAATGACGACTTTTATAGTCACCTTTTTGATTATTCTCATTTCACTGAAGTTTATTATGGCGGTGCTTCAAGTGGTAAGTCACACGGTGTAGTGCAAAAAGTAATCATTAAAGCATGTCAGAATTGGGACTACCCACGCAAGGTGTTGTGGCTAAGAAAGGTAGGTACGTCCGTTAAGTTGTCTATTTTCGAAGACGTCAAAGACGGGCTGGCAAATCTTGGGTTGTTGCCATTCTGTAAGGTTAATAACTCAAACTATGAAATCACTTTGCCTAACGGTGCCTTGTTTATCTTTAAAGGCATGGATGATAGCGAAAAGATTAAATCAATCAAAGGTATCTCTGATGTGGTTATGGAAGAAGCAACAGATTTTATCCTTGAAGATTATACGCAGCTTACCTTGCGTTTACGTGAGAAAAAACATAAGCATCGCCAGATATTCTTAATGTTTAACCCAGTTAGCAAGCTGAATTGGGTCTATAAGGAGTTTTTCGAGCAAGAACCACCGACTGGCACATCGATTATTCAATCAACCTATTTGAATAATCATTTCTTAGACGATCAAGTAAAAGAGCATATTGAAGATTTGCAACGAAGCAACCCAGCTTATTATCGTATCTATGCACTCGGTGAGTTTGCGACACTTGATAAGCTAGTGTTTCCTAAGTTTGAAAAGACAAGGCTTGATGACAACAATAGCAATTTAAGGCAGTTAAAAGATTTGTTTGGCCTCGACTTTGGTTATGTTAATGATCCGAGTGCGTTTATTCATATCAAAGTTGACGAGAAGAACAAGACAATTTATTTCCTAGAAGAATACGTTCGTAAGGGAATGCTGAACAACGAAATAGCTGGTGCTATTAAACAGATGGGCTATCAGAAAGAAATAATCACGGCTGACGCTGCTGAAAAGAAGTCCATTGAAGAGATTAAGCGTGATGGTGTAACACGCATTAGACCGGCTAAGAAAGGCCCTGACAGTGTTGTGCAAGGAATTGCGTTCTTGCAGCAATATCGATTAGTTGTTGATGATCGTTGTGTGAAGCTGATTGAAGAATTAGAGAATTACACATACGTGAAAGATAAGAAGACTGGCGAATACACTAATCAGCCAGTCGATAGTTATAACCATGTTATCGATGCTGTTCGTTACGCAGTTGAAGAAATCAATGGTCAAGCAAGGCCAAAAGCAAAAGTTGTTAAGAATTACTACATTTAGAAAGGAGTGTTTGTTATCGAAGATACTAGTTTAATGGGATTAGGATATATTTCTGATAACGGCTCGTTTATTTTCCCGGTCGATGAAGAGCTAACACCAAAAGAACTGAAATACTTTATCGATTATTACCAAAGTAACGTTCGAAAAGAATACGTTGACGATTTAAACCTATACCGTGGTGACCATGCCATATTGCATAAGCCGGGCAAGATAGGTAATCGACCTGATAACCGCATTGTAGCCAATATGGCACATTATATTGTCGATACGTTCAATGGTTATTTCATAGGTGTTCCACCTAAGATTACGCTTGATAAAACGGACCAAGATAAGAAGTTACAATCTTGGAATAATGCTAATTCATTCCAAGACAAGTTATCAGAAGCAAGCCGATTAGCAGATATTTATGGGCGTTCTTATATGTTGGTTTACCAAGATGAGAACAAACAAACATGTGTTGCTGTTTCAGACACTAGAACGTCATTTACGATTTACGATGACACAATCAGCCACGAACCGTTAGCGTTTGTGCGTTATAGCTATGACAGCAGTCTTAAGTTACACGGCAATGTTTATTTTGCTAAGAAGTATTATCGGTTTGATGGTGAGATTAGTTTTGATGAGCCAAAGCCTAATGTTTATGGTGTTGTTCCAGCTGTTGAGTTCTATGACAATGAAGACCGCCAGAGTGTATTTGATAATGTTAAGACGCTTATCAATGCGTTAGACTCCGCCTTAAGCCAGAAAGCTAATCAGAACGAATACTTTGATAATGCCTATTTAAAGATATTGGGGTTGGCATTACCAGAAGATGATGATGGCAATCCACAGGTTGATATTGACGATAATCAGATTATTTATAGCCCTGACGCCAAGTCTAATGAAGCTGATGTTAGTTTTATTGACAAACCTGATGGCGATAACTTGCAAGAGAATTTCATTCAGCATTTAACTGATTTAACTTATCAAATATCGATGGTTGCTAATCTTAATGACGCAGCCTTTTCTGGTAATTCTAGTGGTGTTGCGCTGCAATACAAACTATTGCCGATGAAGAACATGGCAGCAAACAAGGAACGTAAGTTTACGCAAGCATTAAGACAATTATTCCGTATTGTTTTTAGTGCTGAACAAGTTCTTGGCAGTGGCACTAAGGATAAATGGCAAGACTTATCTTTCCAATTTAATCGCAACTTGCCAATTAATATGGCTGACGAAGCGTCAACTGTTGCTAATTTAACTGGGATTGTTAGTCAAGAAACGCAAATTGGCACATTATCATTTGTAGATGACCCCAAAAAAGAAATGCAACGCATCGCTGATGAGCAAGACAGTAAGATGCAACAAGCTAAGCGATCGTTAGCTGATTATTCTGATGATCGCATTAAACAAGATAAGAAGTAGGTGTTAGCCTATGGATCAGTATTGGGAAAAGCGTGAAAAAGATTGGATTAAAGATAACCTACGTAGTGATGCAGAGTTTGATAAAGAAATTCAGCGTCATTATCAGCAGGCTTTAAAGAGCATCAACAATGACATTAATCGGTTCTATGCCAATTATGCCAAGCGTGAAGGAATATCCATGAGCGAAGCCGTTAAGCGGGTTGCTAGTGAAGATGTAAAAGACTTCTCCAAACGTGCTGGTGAAATGGTCAGAAATAAGGACTTTTCAGATAATGCCAATAGGCGTTTGCGGTTATACAATGCAACGATGAGAATTAATCGGCTAGAACAGCTAAAGTCACAGATTGGTTTGAATTTAACCGAGATGAGTGCTGGCCAAGAGAAGTCTTTTACCGATAAATTCAACAAGGATTATCTAAATGAAATTAGTCGTCAAGCGGGTATTTTAGGTGCAGACAAGCTAGTTATTAGCGATGAAATGTTAGCAAGTGTGGTTAACAGTTCATACCAGAACGCAACTTGGTCAGATCGGTTGTGGGCTAATCAAGACGAGCTAAAAGGCTTGCTAGATAATCTACTCACACAAGCTGTAATTCAAGGCACAGGACCAATTGAACTCGCTAGGCGTATATCTAACCAGATGGATGCTAAAGCGTATGTAGCACAAAGATTAGCACGCACTGAGACGGCAAGAATTCAAGACCAAGCACAAACGGATTCGTTCAAGGAATATGGCTATGAAAAAATACGGTGGATTGCTGAACCTAGCGCTTGTAAGACGTGCTTAGAGATTGCAAGCGAGAATGATGGTATTTATTCGCTACAAGATGTTCCAATGATACCTGTTCATCCTAATTGCCGTTGTTCTAAGTCGGCTTATATGGATAGAGACACCTTAATGACTGACATTGATAACAGAATATCTAAAGGAAAAAGCACCTAGCAAATAAGCCAAGTGCTATTTTTGTACCCAAAATGTCCAAGCATTGATGACATTAAAAGCTATGGAAAAAGTGCAAGCATTGATCCACTAAAAAAGCTATGGAAGGAGTTCTTAAGATGAATGAAGAAAACAGTGGTGTAGAGACTAACGTTAAGGACACTGCAGGGTCTGAAACTGAAGAAACTAAGCCTGAAACGACAGCTAAGTATACCGACGAAGATGTCAACCGCATTATTGACGAAAAATATGCTAAGTGGAATAAGAGCAAAGAAGAAGAGTTGGCTAAGAAACAAGCTGAAGCCGAAGAAGCTAAAAAGCTCAAGAAAATGAATGATGATCAGAAGACTCAATATCAAATTGAAAAACTGACCAAAGAGCTTGAAGAAGCTAAGTCTACCAACGCCAAATTTGCGATGACTAAGCAAGCACAAACAATGTTTGAGGACGTTAAGATTCCCGTAACTAGCGACGATTTAGAACATGTCGTCACATCTGATGCCGAAAGTACTAAAGCTAACGTTCAATGGTTAATCGATCATGATGCAGAAGTTCGTGAGCGAACTCGTCAAGAATTCCTAACAGGAGAAACACCACGTGATACGGCTAAATCAATCACGGCTGTATCACAACAAGATTTTGACCGCATGGATTTTTCTGAAAAAGCTAAATTAGCCAAAGAAGATCCAGACCTATTTAAAAAATTAACAGGAGGCCTATAACATGGCAAATACAGCACCTACAAAATTAGCAGACTTGGTAAATCCACAAGTCCTTGCTCCAATCGTAAGCTATGAATTGGATAAAGCATTACGTTTCACACCTTTAGCAAAGGTAGACACAACATTACAAGGACAAGCTGGTTCAGTAATCACTTATTCAGCATTCACTTATATTGGCGACGCAGAAGATGTTCCTGAAGGTGAACCAATGCCTTTAGACAAGATCGGTACAACTACAAAGACAGCAACAATCAAGAAAGCTGCAAAAGGTACTTCAATGACTGATGAAGCAGTTTTAAGTGGCTATGGAGATGTTGTTGGTGAACATACTAAGCAATTAGCTTTGTCATTAGCTAACAAGATTGATAACGACATTTTGGAAGCTGCTAAGACAGCGACACAAAAAATTGTGTTTATACCAACCGTTGCAGGTGTTCAAGCAGCATTAGACATCTATGATGATGAAGACGACAAGACAATTGTTGCTATCATGAGTCCTAAAGACGCAGCAGCATTACGTGCTGACGCTATCGAAAAAAGAGCTGGTTCAGATGTTGGCGCTAATCAATTAGTTAGTGGCACATATATGGACGTGTTAGGCGTGCAAATTGTACGTTCTAAGAAACTTGCAGAAGGCGAAGCAGTCTTTATCCGTGTTGATGAAACTAAGCCAGCTATTAAATTAATCATGAAACGCAATGCTCAAGTTGAAACCGACCGTGACATCTTAATTGGCTCAACGATTATGACAGCGAATGAACATTACGGTGTTTATGTTTATTATGACAAGAATTTAATCTACTCTGCCCCAAAAGCGTAGCGCCAGCTCCCAACCCAGCGACTGGCATTAAATTAAGCCAAGCAACATGGGCTGGCAAAGTTGGCGACACTAAACAATTAACAATTACTGCAGTTCCTGATGATGCAGATAACGCAGAAGCGATTGTCGGTGGTGTTACTTATGCAAGTGATACTGAAGCGGTGGCAACTGTTGCAGAAGATGGCACAATGACTGCTGTTACAGCAGGTTCAGCTAACATCACAGCAACTAGTGGCGACTTTACAGCAACTTGCAAGGCAACTATTTCAGCAGCTGAATAAGGAGTGATCTAATGGCAGATACTGATTTAACAAAGAGCGTGCAGGTAATGCTTGGACTGCCCGATGAAGTAATGACACAGCAACGAGAAAAAATCGAATTAATAATCGATATTACAAGTAAACGGCTGATTAACATGCTTAAAGGCGTATCTAAGAGCGTTCCTGATGAGCTAAGCTATATTGTCATTGAAGTGTCTGTTGCTCGTTATAACCGAATTGCTAACGAAGGAATGAAGTCTTATTCGCAAGAAGGGGAAAGTATTACTTTCAGCAATTCCGACTTTGATGAATTCCAGAACGACATTAGCAATTGGCTGGACAATCAAGCTGTTACCAAATCAACGCTAGGCAAAGTTAGATTTATTGGTGGTGGTAACCATGCGCTTTGATAATTGTGTTCACTTCTATGATGACAGTGAAGAACATTATGACCCTGAATTAGGTGAATATGTAGGTGGTGTTGAGCTTTTAGGAACACTTATGGCTAATGTTACCGATGTTGGTACGGAGCGTGCTAATGAACTATTAGGCGATTATAAACAACGAGCTAAAGTTGTTAGAACACAGCTTGACCCGCCTAATAAATGGGCTTATTTGATGATTGGTGATAGTGGAATTAAGTATTATCCGCAAACAGCTAGAAAGCCGTTAAAACAGCACAGTTTGATTGTGAGTGAACTCAAATGAGCAAAGGCCTAACTGTAAAAGGTATCGCAAAACTTGAGGCAAAACTTCGAAAAGGAACCAATCTAAGCGATGTTAAAAACGTTGTTAAGCTGAATGGTTCTGAACTACAAGCAAGTGCTATGAAGTTCGCACCAGTTGATACAGGTTATCTGAAACGAAACATTGATTTGAGCATTGAAAATAGTGGCATGACCGCAAGAATCAGTTCTGATGCTAGTTATGCAGCTTATCAAGAATATGGCACTCGCTATCAAACGGGAACACCACATGTTAAGCCTGCTTACGACAAGCAGAAACCGCAGTTTAAATCTGATCTCAATAAATTAATGAAGTGAGGCGGTGTTATTGATTAAAACGCCTGACCAAGAATTATTTGACGCTGTTTATACTATTTCCAGTAAGTTTGGTTATTCAACTTATGACCATTTATCAACTGATGAGATACCCTATCCATTCGTTGTAGTTGGTGGTACGCAAATCATTTTGCCACCAACAAAAGTTACTGGTATTGCGCCAAACATCAGCATTAGGGTTGACGCATGGGGTAACAAAAAACAGCGGCAAGAAGTTTCAAACATGTTAAATGCGTTATTAAAAGCAGCGCGACAGCTCCACAGAACACAAAACTATACATGGCAAATAAGGAATCAGGCTAGTTCACCGCAGTTAATCGGTGATACAAGCACTGATTCTTTTTTATGGCACGGAATTCTAGATATTGAAATGAAATTAACCTAGGAGGTTATGTAATGGCTAATGAGAACGAATTAACTTACTTGCAAGGTATTGATACCTTGGCTTTTGCTCGTAAGTTGGTTGAAGCAAAAACAAAAGAAGGAACATTGATTCCTTGGCAAACGTCATTGTCATTTGATCCACAACGTGACAGTGACACTAATCCAACAAAAGATGGCGTTGTAACAACATCAAGTTCAGTAGAAACAGATTTTGAAGTTGAGTTCATCAACAACACCTCTGCAATCGCTGACGCTATGTATGACAGCTTGTTTGAAGGCGACAAGTTGGAAGCGTGGATTGTTTATCGCAATCGACGTAATGCTGCGGGCAAATACTTTGCGTGGTACTTGCAAGCTACTGTTTCAGAAGACAGCAATGACAATGATCCGGACGATAACTCAACTCGTGATGTGTCATTTGCAGTTTCTGGCACGCCTAAACGTGGTTGGTTGGAATTGCCAGCTCAAGCTCAAGAACAAATTGATTACGTGTTCCGTGGTTTGGGCGTTGTTACTGACGAAGACGAAACAGGTGGCGGTGACAAGTGGGCGGCAGAAGACGCAGGCACTAATGTGACTGACCCAAAATAGACGCCCCGGTTTCGGTTACCGGGGTTACTGCTAACCCAACGTCATTATCTGTTGAAGTCGGCAAAACAGGGACATTCACCTATGCAGTGCAACCAGATAATGCGACTGACAAATCAGTTGCTGTCAAATCATCTGACGACACAATTGCAACAGTATCGGATAAAGCCGGCACCGTAACCGTTACAGGTGTCAAAGCTGGAACTGGAAAAGTTACTGGCACAACAACTGACGGTTCAAAGACTTTTGAAGTGACACTAACTGTCACTGCTCCAGCCTAGCAATAGCAAAACTCGCCTAACAAAATCACAGTACCTGGCAAACAGGGGCGGGTATTAAGGAGATCATTTCATGGAAATTACTATTAATAAACAAAAACAAGTTCTTAATTTTGGCGTTCGATTTGTTCGTGAATTAGATAAAATTGCAAGCTTATCAGTTAAAGGTGTGTCACTTGGCATGGGATTAACCAAGACATTGCCCGGATTACAATCTTATGACGCAGCAGTATTGTCTGACATTATTTACGCGGCAACAGTAACAAACAGTCCACAACCATCACGAAATGATGTTGATGATTATATTGACGGTTGCGAAAACTTAGAAGAAATTTTTACTCAAGTAACCGAAGAAATTAACAACGCCAATGCAACAAAAGCTGCGTTAAAAAACATGAAAGCCTAGATAGCGAAAAGAATTCAGAGCAGGAATATTACGAAATTCTGCTGAATTCATTAGCCTATCTAGGCTTTTCTCGCATTGTGGACATTGAGCGTATGACCATCGCTGAATACAACTTGCGAATGGAAGCTTACAAGCTCAAAGAAGCAGAAGACCGAGAAAACATCGCCTTACAGGCTTGGTATAACCAACAAGTTCAAGCGACTGTTGGCAAGAAGAATCCCAAGCCAAAGTACAAGACGTTCACTGAATTTTATGACATTGACGAGTACAAGAACCAGATTAGAACGGCATTTGAAGCTGATTTTGAGCCTGATCGACTTGGCAAGCATGAAGCAGTGCGCAAACAGACAGAAATCTTCAACAAACGAATGGAAGAATTCAAGAAATTGAAAGCGGCAGGCAAGATTATTCCGCTGTCAGAAAGGAGGTAAATTATGGCAGAAGGTTATAGTGTCGAAGCCGTATTGAGTGCCGTTGACAAGAGCTTCACGTCAGGCTTCAAGAACGCTATTAATTCGGTTGAGAATTTCCAGTCAAGAGTTAATAGCTCAATGAGCGCTGTTGGTAAGACATTAACTATCGCAGGTACGGCCATTACTGCAATCGGCGTTAAATCATTAGCTAGTTTTGGTAAGTTTCAAGCTAGTTTGAATAAAGCCGCTGTTACGGCTGGTGGCACAGCCAAGGATATTGATAAATTGGCTGATGTTGCAAATAGAATGGGTGCTGAACTACCTATCAGTGCTCAAGACGCCGCAGATGCAATGGTTGAAATGGCACAAGCTGGTGCTGATGTTAAAACGATTATTAAAATCTTTCCAGCCATCGCTCAAGCGGCAACTGCTGCTGGTGCAGATTTGCAATCAACCGCGTCAGTTGTACAGCAAGCGATGAACATCTGGGGCAAGAGTATTGGTTCAAGTGCTCAAGCGGCTGCGGTATTCACAACAGCTGCTAACGTTTCTAACGCATCAATTGAAGATATGCAACAAGTCATGGCTGACGTTGGCGCAACTGCTTCTCAAATGGGTATTTCCTTGCAAGATACAACAACTGCTGTTGGCTTGCTGACTAACAAAGGGATTCCTGCTGCTCAAGCAGCACAAAACTTGAACTTTGCATTAACTAGAATGATTAAACCGTCTAAATCTGCAAAAGATGTCATGAATGAGTTAGGACTTTCGTATTTTGATGCTCAAGGAAACATGAAGCCGTTAGCTTCTATTCTGTCTGATTTGAATAAGAAGACATCTAAATTGACTAATGAGCAGAAAGCAAATGCGTTGTCTATTCTGTTCGGACAGTCAGGCTATAAAGTAATGTCTAACTTGATGGATTCAGTTGCTGATAGTAGCGGTAATGTAACAACAAGTTGGTCTGCTATGAATAGTGAATTAAAGAAAGTTTCTTCTAGCACAGAAGCAGCCAATAAAGTTCTTTCTGATCAAGCTGCAGAAATGCAAAAGAACATCGGTTCAAAGATTGAACAAGTCGGCGGTAATTGGGAAGCATTATCTAATAAAGCTTATCAAGCTTCAGCGGGCGTTAATGGTGCATTCCTTGATATGATCAATTCTGCTTTAAACTGGGCTACCGTTTCAAATTCATCTTCAGCAGAAGCAATTCGCGGTTTTGTTGGCATGATGCCAGCCATTGGTGCAATAGTTACTGCAATAGGTACTATGTCGATGTCAATTGCTAATGCCGGAAAAATATTCTCAAATATTGGCGGTGCGATAGCTGGTTTGGTTAGTCCTGTTAGTTTAGTTATGATTGCCATCGCAGCATTAGCCACAGGATTTATTATGGCCTATAAAAACAGTTCTCAATTGAGGTCGGCGATTGCAGGAATTGGCAAGGCTTTTAGCTCGGTATTCGGGCCAGCTATTGATGGTGCTTCAAAAACTATTGGTGGTTTGAAAGGCAAGATAACTGAAATCACAACAGCGATTGGTAACAATTTGACTGGTGCAATCAAGAGTATTGACTGGTCACAAATTGCAAACGGTGCAATGGCAGCATTTCAGTTAATTGGCCAAGGCGTGCAGATTGCAATTGGTGTTATTAAGAACATCATATCTGCGATTAAAGAAATGGTAGCCGCTTTTATGGCAACCAAGGCGGTTCAAACGATTATAAGCGCGGTTTCCAGTTATGTTTCTGCGGTTGCAGGTAATGTCCAAACTGTCATTGGCAAAGTTAAAGAAATGGCTTCTTCATTTTCTAGCGTTGGTGGTTCAGCAAGTGTGTTCACAACCATTGGAACATTTATTGGCAAGGTTGTAATTGCGATTGGCAACGTGATTAGCGGTATCGCTTCAATGATTAATTCGTTTAATCAGGCAGGTGGCACAGCGGCAGTTTTTGAAGCAATCAAAGGTGTTATGGTACCGATTGTTGGCATTATCGCAGGAATTGTCAGTGCAGTAGTTAACTTTGTTTCTTCTGCCCAAGGTGCAAAAATCATTCAAACTATCTTTAGTGCGATTGGTACGGCAGTAGCCGCAGTGGCAAAAGTTCTTAATGCGTTATCGCCGATAATTGTTGGTATTGCAGCTGGGTTTGCTGCGTTTAGCGGCATATTAAAGATCATGAATATGGTCAACACGGCCACATCGCTCGTTAAAAATGGATTTATGGCAATAAAGACGATTTTTACAGTTCTAAGTTTAATGAATCCTTTTGCGTTGGTGGTAGTTGCTATTGTAGCCGTTGTAGCTGCCGTGGTAGTTGCATATAACAAATTTGCGTGGTTTAGAGATTTTGTTAATAGCGTTGGTGCTTCAATCATGGCTGGTTGGTCTGCAATCGCTGCATGGTTCGCACAATTATGGACAAACATCGTTACAACAGCGATTAGCATTTGGACGACGTTATCAACGTTCTTTACTACATTGTGGACATCAATCGTAACTGTGGCGACAACAATTTGGCAGAGTTTCTTAACGTCAATTCAACCATTAATTGCAGCAATTCAAAATCTTTGGTCAGCTTTGACGGAATTCTTTTCATTACTATGGACAGGAATTGTAGCTGCCGCAACTGTTATTTGGAACACGTTAGTTTTGATTTTTGCACCAATCGTTGCAGCTATTCAAGCAACGTGGCAAGTTCTAACAGCATTCTTCTCTGGGCTTTGGGACACGATTGTGGCCTATGCGACTATGGTTTGGAATGTTATTACGGTCGTAATATCAACAGCAATGAGTGTTGTTCAAACGGTTATTTCAACGATCATGAGTTCAATTTCAGCTATTTGGTCTGGCGTTTGGAATTCTATTAAGGCAGTTCTTAGTGGTATTTGGAGCGTCATCATAACTTTGGTGTCTGCCGCAATTAATGTTGTCGCAGACGTGATTCGTGGCGTGACAGCTGCAATTAAAGGCGATTGGTCAGGTGTTTGGAATGCAATCAAGGCTGTTGCGTCAACAGTTTGGAATGCAATTAACAGCGTTATTAGAACAGCAATTAATACTGCTAAGACAGTTATTTCAAATGTGTTGAAGACTATTAAATCAGTATTCACCAGCACTTGGAACAGCATCAAGAGCATAACGACAACGGTCTGGAATGGTATTAAATCTGTTGTTACTTCAGTAATCAATGGCATTAAGAGTATTGTAAGCGCTGGGTTAAACGCTGTTAAAAGTGTTATTAGCTCCGTTTCAAATGGTATTAAGTCAATATTTACGTCAATTTGGAATTCGCTAAAGTCAATTGTTACTGGTGCTTTTAGCGGCGTTGTTTCTGCAGTTAAAGGTGGTATGCAACGTGCTTACAGTGCAGTTACTGGCTTTGTTGGAAAAATGGCAAGTGCTGGTGCTAATTTTGTTCACGGTTTTGTAAGAGGTGTTACTGGGGCGATTGGTGGAGCTGTGTCCGCAGCTGCAAGCATGGCTAAAAGAGCGTTAGGAGCAGCTAAGAAAGCATTGGGCATTCATTCTCCCTCACGTGTAATGCGTGATCAGGTTGGTAAGTATGTACCACTTGGTATGGCGGTTGGTATTGAAAAAAATATCAAAGCTGTATCTGATGCAGCAGAAAATGTTGCTAATGCAGCAGTTGTTGATGTTCCAGCAGTAAATACAACTGATTTCACACGTTCGCTTCGTGCAATTAACAGCAAGATGAATAACGTTAATGTAACACCGAACCTTAACCTTAATTATGCGCAAAATAAAACCATTGAAGTGCCTGTTTATTTAGATACTCATGAAATTGCACGAGCAACAGCACAACCAATTCAAGTTGAAATGAATAGAATTACTAGATTAAGTAACCGGCCAAGGGGGATTGTTTAGTATGTATGATTTCAGAGATATGAATGTTTTCACTGGTGATGAAACTCCGTCATATCCAGCGGAAGCAATGCAAGTTGACGGGACATATCTTGAAGACGTGATCCTGGGTTATCGAACCTTGCAAGTTACAGGTAGGGAATTGCTTAATCAAGATGTTGCGAAACAACAAATTGGGCGTTCAGATGGTGAGTCTCTGCAATATGTCCGCAACCCGTCACGGGAAATTACGGTTGTTTATGAACTTGTTTCTGCTAGTAATCAAGAGTTCAGACAATCGTTTAGAAAAATGAACGAAGTATTGCACGGCGAACAACATCAACTTATTTTCAATGACGATAAAACAAAATATTGGTTAGGAACATTTTCAGATGTGGAAGAAGTGCCGGGTGGTAGAAACTCGATTACTTCTTCCTTTTCTTTTGAAGTTGTTGACGGTGTGGCTCATTCCATAGACGTTTCAACAGCAGTAGTAGATGAAACAGGCAAAATCAATATCGACAACCGCGGCACGTATCCAACTTATCCGATTATCACGGCCAAGATGAAGTCCGATAACGGTTTAGTTGCTATGGTTAATGATAATGGTGGTGTGCTTGAGTTTGGTAATCCTGATGAGATTGATGGTGTAACCAAGCAAAAGTCTGATAAGGCCTTCTATTGCGG